TGATCGTTATTATGGACTTTTGCCTCTTGCCGTAGAGGGGGGAGCGATTGAAAGATCTGGAAATCGTTATGTTTTTGGGGAGAATAAATTCTACGAAAAGGAAATAATGAAAAATCCAGAGAGATTCTTCACTCAAGATATTCTAGAAAAAATTGATGCATATGCCAAAATCAAATTCAATTATGGTTCAGCTATTGGCGCAATTGAAGATGATGATGATAATGAAACTGATGAATAATAATGAATGGAATCAACTGAAGCCCTAATTTTAAGAAACTTAATTTATAATGAAGACTACACGAGAAAGGTTCTCCCTTTCATAAAAAAGGAATACTTCATAGATAATCTACAAAAAATTCTCTATGAAGAAATATCTAATTTTACAACAGAATACAATGCACTTCCTACACCCGAATCACTTTCTATTGAACTGGAAAAACGCTCGGATTTAAATGAGGAGAGTTATTCGGAAATTACCAGGATCATTTCTGAACTTTCAGATGAACCGGCTGAAAAAGAATGGCTTTTGAAAACAACAGAGCAATGGTGTAAAGATAGATCAATTTATCTTGCAATTCGCGAATGTATTCAAATTGCAGATGGCAGCGATTCAAAGCTAACTAAAGAGGCAATTCCTTCAATTCTTAGCGAGGCTCTTGCTGTAAGTTTTGATAGTCATATTGGACACGATTACATTGAAGATTCTGAGGCTCGGTATGAATCTTATATTCGTAAAGAAGAAAAGCTACCGTTTGACCTGACTTATTTTAATAAGATTACAGATGGCGGAATTTGCCCTAAGACTCTTACAGTAATCCTTGCTCCAACTTCAGTTGGGAAAAGTTTAGTAAAATGTCATTTTGCTGCTTCTTATCTTTTGCGGGGGAAGAATGTTCTCTATATAACTCTGGAAATGTCAGAGGAGAAGATTGCTAAGAGAATTGATGCAAATCTACTCGACATAAACATTCAGGATCTGTCAAAAATTTCAAAGAATGACTTTGATTCAAAAGTAAAAAGACTCTCAACCAAAACTCATGGTAAATTAATCGTTAAAGAATATCCACCGACAACTGCACATGCTGGCCACTTTAAGGCTCTTATTAGCGAATTAAAACTCAAAAAGTCCTTTTCGCCAGATGTTGTTATTATTGACTATCTAAATATCTGTGCATCAAGTCGTTATAAGAGTAACGGTCAGGCAAATAGTTATACTATCGTAAAATCTATTGCAGAAGAACTTCGTTCGTTGGCGGTTGAATTCAATATTCCGCTAATTACTTCCACTCAAACAAATCGTGGAGGGGCATCTAGTTCAGATTTGTCTCTGACGGATACTTCGGAATCTTATGGGTTGCCACAGACTGCTGATATTATGTTTGCACTTATTTCAACAGAGGAACTGGAGAATCTTAATCAGATTCTCATTAAACAGTTGAAAAATAGAGACAACCCATTAGATCCTCACCGCAGGTTTACAGTCGGCATAGATAGGGCAAAGATGAGGCTATATGATGTAGAACAAGAGGCCCAGGCCAATCTTATTGAAAATATGGACCCAGAAACGGATAAGAAAGATTTTAAGTCTAAGTTTAAGAATTTTAATTTTGGAGAATGAAAATGACACAACAAATTACTACAACTGAATATGCAAACTTTGTTACTCAAGTAACCTCAAAGCCATCGAGCGATTTGAATGTTCTTATTGAACGTTTGCAAGAACTACAAAGCCTTGGGGCAAACGTTCCACTGCTTATTACTGCATCGCATGGTATTAGCGCAGAGGCTGGGGAGTTCACTGAAATTGTAAAAAAAATGTTATATCAGGGCAAAATCTATAACAAGGATAACGTCAGACACATGTGCCTTGAAATTTCCGATATTCTGTTTTACGTTCAAATTGCCTGTACCGCATTGGGTGTAACTCTAGATGAGGTTCTTCAAATGAATTTTGAGAAGCTATCAGCCCGTTATCCCGAGGGTACATTCACAGTAAACCGCTCCGAAAACCGCAGGGAAGGTGACTTATGAACGCTCAAGAATTCATAAAACACGTAGAAGAAGAGTCTAAAAAACAGCTACAAGAAATTTTAGATAGAAAGAATAAAGATGGTTTAACTGCAAATCTTATTCTTGATGTGTATAGATATTTTGGTAGTGACATTAACAATACTGTTAAACATCTTCTTGATGATGAAACCGCAGTTGATTATTCTGCAAATGTTTATAAAATTCAGTGCGTCATTAATGATAAGATTATAAATGACCTTAAAGAGATTGAAGAAATTAAACAACGGGCGCTTAGAAATAATTCCATTTTAGATGGAAAATGGGAAGATGAACCCATAGAAAAAGAATATAACCTTACAAGAAATTTTGACGAGTTTAAAGAAGATTTTTTGGAAAGATTAAAATTATCTGAGCATAGATGGCAATCTGAAAAAAATCAACCAAAGAATGAATTACTGGCGACTCTTGACCAGATTAGACCATATTTCTTTGGCTTCCTGTTTGGCTCTACATTTATCTATAACCACAAGGCTTATATGGCTAATGATACTATTGGGTTTGAAAGCGTAGATGAACTGGTCAACTACTGTTCAAATTTAAATAATTGTTTATTGTATAATATTGAATTTGCCTCAACGCTAACGGCTCCCATTAAAATTAGTTTAAGGTATGGTCAAATTGATGAATAATATACCCGAGGAAAGCTCTGTTTGTGGCTATGAAGAATGGTTAAAATTTAGACAAAATAAATATAATGAATATCTGGACGACAAGTGGAATGCAGTATTGCAATCTACAAATAACACAAAAGCAATGTTAATTCAACCCCAAGAGGGAAAACATACGCCATTTAATCTTACAGAGTTTATTGAATCTATTAAAAATAACTTTATCGGGTTTTGTTTAACTCCAGTGTTTATGTATAAATCAAACGTATATAACGTAAAAACGGTTAAAACTTTTAAAACCCCAATAGAAGACGCTAAAAAAGAAATTATAGATTTTTTGAAAGGTAAGAATAATTTAATTTTATATTATGTAGATTTCTGCTCTGTAGTTTGTAGTTTAGCCGGTCAGCTTGAGTATTCTATAATACTATGTTACGGAGAAGTTGAATTATAATATTTTCTATGATATAAGAACTTTATATTACAGAAATTACACCAAACTAACGAGGAATTAAAATGGACCCACAGAGCATCAAGTATAATCTAATTGAATTGTTGCTTAGCGATCAAAGGTATCATCCATCAGAAGATGTAGAAGAAATTATTTCAGTAGCCGAAAAATATACTAGGTATATTGTTAACGTTATTGACGAAGATGAAATCATTCATATTGAATGCCCGCAATACATTACAGATAGACTAAATAGGTGCGTTTGTCATAAATAGTCGTAAAGGATATTAAAATGGCAATACAACTTTTAGATGTAGCAAAGTATTATAAAGGTACACCAGAACAAGATGCTGCCATAAGTTTTTTACAAACTAAAATTGATAAGGTAGTTCTGGATACCTTTGCTACCAAATATAGAAATCAAACTAGACCAGAGCCAATTCTACTTCTAAATGCTGTAAAATTTTATAAAGGATTTGTACATCAAAATGCAGCCTTTAATTATTTACAGACAATCGTAAAGACTGATGTTTTAAATCAGTTTGGGACTCTATGGAGAAAGCAGCCAACTCAACTAGTTACAGCAGAACAGTTAGCATATATTTGGAGCTGTAAGCCTTACGAAATTCCTTCAAATCAAGTTAAAGATTTGAATGATTGTCTTAAGACTTTTAACATCACTACAACTCTTCGCATTAGACATTTTCTTGCACAGATTTCTCACGAATCTGGAGGTGGAATTTATACACAAGAATTAGCCTCTGGTGTAGCTTATGAATATAGAAGTGACCTAGGAAATACACAACCGGGAGATGGCAGAAGATATAAGGGTGCTGGGTTTATTCAGCTAACCGGTCGTGCAAATTATCAGGATTTTTCTAATTATATGAAAGATCCAGATATTATGATTGGAGTCTCTTATGTTGCTGCCAATTATCCTGCAACCAGCGCAGGCTTTTGGTGGTATAATAACAGAATGAATGCTCTATGCGATACCAATCCAACTGTTGCACAAGTCACTTTAAGAGTCAACGGCGGTTATAATGGTCTATCCGATCGAGAATACTACTTTAAACGGTGTTGTGCTATTATTAAGTGATAAATAAGACATATAGTTAAAATATAATGAAGACTTTCTCTGATTTCTTATTAGAATATCGCGGAAGCCGAGCTAGCGAAAAGGCATCTAGACTCGGCTTGATTTCAAATAAGCATGGTGGGTGGGTTGACCGTTCGGGTAAACTAATCGCTCAAACTGTAAGGGGTGATTTACAGTTCGTACTAAAAAAATCACCAGTTCCAGAGAAGCCCGAGCCTAAGATTAATCCGGCAGTAGAAAGACGGGCACCTCAAGCAGAGCCTGCAGTTGGTGGTAATCGTAAGACCATTAAACCCCCCAAACAAGAAAAACCACCAGAAGAAGTTCAGACTGATAAGACTATAACTATTGTTTTAGGCAGATTCAATCCACCCACAATTGGACATAAACGAGTCTTAGATAAGGCCAAGCAAATTGCATCTGGTGGCGAATTGAGAGTTTATCCATCAAGAAAGCAAAACAATACTACAGATCCAATAAATCCTCCTCTTAAGATTAAGTATATGAGGAAGATGTTTCCAGACTTCAAAAAGAAGATTGTCAATTCTGCAAAATTGACGACCATTTTTGAGGTACTAAAAAACATCTTTGAGGATGGATTTGAAAAGGTAAATATTGTCGTCGGTTCAGATAGAGTTTCAGAATTTGAAAGGCTGTCAAACCAATATAATGGGAGTCTATATCAATTCCAAGAGATCAACATAATTTCGGCTGGAAATAGAGATCCAGATGCTGCTGATGATATTACAAATATGTCCTCGGCTAAATTAAGAAAAGCAGCAGTTCAAGATGATTTTGAAACCTTTAAGTCTGGCGTTCCTAGGACAATGCCGCAAAAGGATGTTGAAAATATGTTCCATGTTGTTCAGCGTTCTTTAGAAGGTAAAGGTACTGTTGCAGAAATGTGGAGAATCGCTCCTGAATTAGATTATAAGAATCTAAAGGAGCAGTATTACCTTAATAATATCTTCAATATTGGTGATATTGTTGAGAATCTCCATACTGGTCTTGTCGGTACTATTACTAGACGTGGCCCAAATTATCTAATATGTGTTACAGAAGATAATATAATGTTTAAATCCTGGATTAAGGATATTTCAGAATGGACAGAAGTATCTGGAGTTCCGGCAGATCAAAGAGAGGTTGGAACCGATGCTCTCCGTAATTATGTAATGAAAATGACAGGAACCAAAAGTATTGATAACTTTTTGAATAATTTCAGAAAGAGTAGAAAGAATTCTAAATAGTTTATAAGTTATCAAAAAATAATTATGTCTGACCGGATTATTCAAGGCTTTTCTGAGATGAAGCAAATTTATCTTTCTCAGATTATCACAGAAGAAAAGAAAGAAGATTGCGAAGCCGGTGAAGAATATGAAAAGAATTATAAGAAGACTGGTAAAAAGTCAGAAAAGGATTTAGACGGGGACGGAGAAAAGGAAGATGAGGCCGACGAATATGCCGGTAAAATTGATAAAGCTATTCGCAAACGGAAGGACATGAAGATTGAATCTTTCTCCGATTGGAGAAATGATTTGAATGAGGTTATTTCTAAAATTGAACCGAAGCTTAAAGATATTGATGACAAACAATTTAAAGAGGGG